TACTTACGTTGTTTTTCTGATTTAAATGGCATACTTTATATTATCTTATTTGATTGTTGCTTAAAAGCAGGGATTTTACCTGAACCCTTATCTTTACACAAAAAATCAAGGTTTTACAAGATCAGACTTGGATAGAATAGCAGGTGTTCTTTTGATATCTATCAAAACATCTCGTTTTAGATGCTCCTTTTTTGTTAATGTATCAGGGTTTTTAACATCCGCATCCCCTTCCGCGTCAGAATTATATTCATATCCTGTTTTTGTATTGGTTAATGTAATAACGGTTTCACTCTCTACTTGTTCAGAATGTTTACCATCCATTGTTTTAAATGTAACTAATCCTTTTTCTTTAAATGACATTAGGTTCTACTCATTTCTAAAATTGACAGCATTATATTAAGACCTCCAGTCGTGCTGCATGTGACTTGAAGTTTATCAGATTCTTCTAAAATTAATACATTTGAGTTATCAGAGTTTAAAAATTCAAATTTTGTAGTAGCCGCTAAAGATGTTTTTTTATCATAATCAAAGGAGGTAGTAACACTATTATCATACACAGAAAGAAGTACATCCATTCCTGAAGAGTCTGTATTATATACCGAGATAGAACGAACTACGGCTGTAGTAGAAGCGGGCACAGTATAAACAGCAGTTATTGTGCTTACACTAACTAAAACGGGAATGTTAATATATTTATTAGCCATTAAGACATATACCAAGTAAATCGTTCTTGACCTTCTTTTTGTTCATTTAAAAATGTAGAGTTAAGTTGTTCAATAATAGATTGTATAGATCTAGCAATTTGTTTTTGATTAGAAAATTCATATTCTTCTTTTGGTTCTGGTATTTTAACAAGTATTTTTGACATCTAACAGTTCCACGCTCTTAATGATTTAGATAATCTATCGTCACCAGTATTATTACTTGGCTTTTGTCTTTTTCTCATGCCTGTCATTCTTGCACAAAAAGATTTACGTCTTGGATTACCAACTTTTTTACTAGGAGCTTTTAATGTACCACCTGTTTGAGCTTTATAGCTTGCTCTTCCTTTAGCATTTAATCCACCTTTAGGATTCTTTCCTTCTTTTCTTGTCCAGGCTGCAGAGCCCCCATCTTTTAATTGACTTCTTTTAATAGCTTTTTCTGTAGGTGCGCCTTTGTCTCCTTTACTACGCATCTTTTCTCCACGTTTTCTTTTCTGCTGAATATTATACCAAAGACCTTTACGTGCTGTTTTACCTTCTTTAGTAACATGAGTGCTTCCGCCTTTAGCATAGCCTACTCTTCCTTGTCCTCTTAATGATATGTCTCCCATAATTACCTCATTCCATCTGGTTGAACGTCTAATCGTAATGTACCAAATCTCCAGTTATCGTCAACGGCAGTATTAGATACTTTGACGCTGGCAAATCTTCCTCTCGCTCTTGTATTAAATTGAGTTGAAGAAGAAGTTACAGTAAAAGGACTATAAGGACTTGTCGTGGATCCTGATTGAGGAAATCTTTTAACACTTAAAGTTACTGTTGCATTTCCTGTTAATGTTTTAAAGTCTGGTATGAATCTACTTAAAGATAAATAATGCTGACCTGCTCCTTCTACATCTAAATCAAAATCATAAGACTGAAGTTCAGCAGCAATTGCTGTTGAAGAACCATTAGGATTAATTTGATTTGTTCCTACTTCTTGTTCAAAGTATACGGTTTGTCCTAGTCCTGTTTCACCAATGATACTAGGAAACGTTCCTGTTGATGAAGCATTGAATTGAGTAGAATAAGGGTTAGGATAAATAGTAGCGGGTAACCAAGACGTTCTTGCTGATGAACCTGGATACCATACTCCTCCTGGTATTTTACCACCAGCAGATTCTCCATAATTATAAACAGCATAACGATCATTATAGGTTTCTCCTGATGTAGGGTAGTGAAACATAACTTCAGTAAATAGATTATTAACTCCAGCCATAACTTGTTGGCCTTTAGTTGTATCAATATCATCAAAAACATAATCTTCAATTGTACAGCTTAATGATTTAACCGTACCATCAAAGAGAAAGAAACCTTTAGGACTCATCCAATAAGCAACACCATCTATTTCTACAACAGCATTCTTACCAATCAATCCACAGTTCGTTCCTACTTGTTCAAAGCCAAATGTAAAAGGAGCACCTACAAATTTCATAGTATATAAAGCGGTGTCGGTCCAAACTAAAACATTATCTTTTGCTCTAACAGCTCCTACAATTTTAGTACCATCTTGTAGTCTTTGACTACCTGCACTATTAGTTGCAGTGATGGTATACGTATCAATTGTGTCTTCATCAGAAAATCTTATAAACATATCATCCTGTTTAGTGGGATCTCCAACTGTCGTTTCAGTTCCAAAATGAATTAAGTGTCTTGTTACCGGTGACATCATCGTGATCCGTGTTGCAGTAGGATTAGAAGTAGTTAAATAATCAGGTGTTGTTGTTGAAGCTCGTGTAGTAAATTTTGTATCACCTGAAATACTAGAATCCCAAGTAAATGTTTTTCCGTTAGCAATCGTTGCTACTAATACATCACCATAGTTATCAAGAGACCATAATCCTGGTTCAAGAGTCGTGGTTGATGCTGCAACGGCTGATCCCCATCCTGTATAATTGGTAGCATTTTTTACTACGGCTGCATCTGCATGAATAGCAGATGACGTTCCATTAGTTGCTCTTGTAATACCTGTGAGTTCATTCGTTGCTTTACCAGTATAAGTAATTAATTCATTTCCTACTGCAATCGTTCCTGCTGTAGGAAACGTAGATGCATCGGTTAATCTTATTTGAGTAGCTGAACCATTGTTACCTGCAGTGTCTGCTGCTAGAGCACCATCTAAATCATTAGAAGCTACACCAGAAATAGTTCCACCAAAATTACCTACACCAAAACCATATCCATATGTTTGTGCTGCTGGACCTACCGTTTGATAAGGTTCAACAGTCATACTTCCACCGGTGCTTACAACGGCGCTAGCTTGGTTTGAAGAATTAATAGTAAAAGTTCTATCAGTAGGAACCGATAACACTTGAAAAAGTTTATCTTCAAATTGAGCATCGGTTAAACCTGTTCCACTCGGAAGAGTAACCGAATCTAAAACAATAAGATCTCCTGTTGCTAGGTCATGATCTGCTGTTGTAGTAATTGTACAAGTTTTAACAGTCGTACTATCTGTTGCTAAAGTGGAAGCTGCAAAAACAGTTTGCACTCCAGCATTATTAGATCTGAAAGGAGTAATATCATAAAGTTGACCTTCATAATAAATAAGTAAAAACTTATCCGTTCCAATTGCTACGTATCGATTACCTTCTAAATCAGTAAAAGCAAATTGAGCTCGAGCTACGCCCACAATAGTATCTGTTAAAAGAGAAGACCAACCCCCTACTTTTTCAGGAAGTCCATATCTAAATCTTACATTGTCTGAATTGATCCAACGACTTTGTGCACCAACTTCAGTTTGTTGTTTGTCTATTCCGGGAAGTAGTTTGAAATCTACAAGAGCCATTCTGTTAGCTCCTATGATGCGCTATTAGTTTTATAAATCCAGCCTACAGTTGCATTGGCATAGACTAAAGTAATAGCTTGACCATTAGTGCTTAAGGTTAAATTAGATGCAGAAGAATTAATTTTTTCTGTACCACTAGATATAATAATTAAATTGTTAGAACCAAAATAATTTTTGCTATCTACAATTGTTATTTCTTCTCCAATTACACCTGCGGGTAGACTAATATTAAAACTTGCTGATACGGTATCACAAAGAATTTGATCACTGGCAACAGCTGTATAGTTTCCTGTTTTAGTTGCATAACCTTTTTCTAATAAAGCCATGTTAGTATTAGTACCATCATTATATAAAACAGATGATGAACCAACAGGTAAAGGATAACCTGTTCCGCCTGAAGTCATTACTTTTAAAGTATAACTCGATGCCGTACGGTTTGTTGAATCTTTAACAACAATAACTCTTTTAGCTCCTGATGGTAATATGACTTGACGATTACCAGCTAATGTTCCTGTTAAAAGATAAAATAAATTTTTACCATTGCCGGTTGCGCCATCGTTATTAACTAATGTTACATCAGCTGCAGCTACATCTAAAGAAAGATATCCACTAGCCGCTTGTTCTAAAATTTGTAAATTGGTATTAGTAATAGTTCCCCATAACCCAGCTTTTTCACCTGTAGTTACTTTTTCTAGTTTTAAATCTGTTGTGTATGTACTTGCCATAATTCTCCTATAGTGGATCTATATTAACCCAAAGTTCGTGAGCGTCTGGATCAATTGGAAGCCACGTTATCACATTTAATTTAGAAGCGCCAGTGTTAACTGGGATTGTAATTCCAGAAGGAAAGACGTTTCCAGTATGAACGATGGTCACTGAACCACTGCCCACGTTTAAAAGATTCGTTGTTACTAGAGCATTATTTGGGATTGTAACAATAACCCCAGCTCCATTATTACTAACTGTAATTTGGTTAGTTGTTAAATAAACAACAGCCGAACCAATTTCTGTTATGGCAGCAAAAGCGTTTTGTGCAAAAGCGTTTAAACCTAACACAAGCTACCTCGCCGTGCCGGCTTTTGAATTACTTGAAACTAGTGGGTTCTTTGCAAATGCCATATATGCAAATGGCGCTCCTGATTGATTACTACCTGTTCCTGTGCCTCTCCATTTAAAACCATTACTTAAAAAATCTACTGGATTTCCTGTAGCCGCTGCTACTAATTGGTCGACAAATACATTTTGTGTCAATTCATTATAAGCAGGGTTAGCAGTTGTAGCTCCACCCATACCAAAAGTATTAGAAATCTGTGTCCAACCATAAGCGGCTACTCCACCACTATCTCTATTTTTTGCAATAATCATTTCAGGTTCAAAACCTGTGTAAACAAATGCTCCATCGGCATTTCCATTTCCTGTGTATTCTCCTATCGAACTACTTCCAGCTACATTACACCAAACATAAGCGACATAAGTTCCGCCACTTAAATTAACTGCATCATCAGTACCTACACTAAATACTGTATTTGTAGCATTTGTTGAGTTCCAAATACCTACACCTGCATTTCCTGCCGCATTACTTAAATTAAATGCAAGATTTTTAGAACTTCCTAAAGGATTAAAATAACCAACCCACGAATATGTAGTGTCTAATCGTTTTACTTGTATCATTTGTGGAACTTTTCCAAGTCCATGTGCAATCGTTCCTGCACTACCTGTACCACTCCATTTATAAATTCCGAAACCTGTTGTAGCATTATAAGAATAAGAAGAAGGTGTTATTGTTCCACCACTTAATCCTGATGTTGTTCCTGCTTTCCAATTCCAACTAGAAAATGCGTAACCACTACCATTAACATCTCCATCTGTGTTTACTGTAAAACCATCAGCACCAAAGGCAGTTAGTAATGCCGCATCGGTTATTTCTGCTGTAGATTCAGATGGATAAATAACTTTTTGAACACCTCTTACAGTATCAAACATACAAGGTTTTTGTCCATTACTTGTAGTCTTAATCCAAACTGCGTCCGGAGAAAAACCTACTCCTGTAACAGCATTTGAACTTCCTGTACCTGTATACTTGTGTGCACTAAAGTAATCTTTTGGTTGAAATGAAATATATGCCATTATTCGTTTAATCCTTTTGTTGAAAGAGCTGTGTACCCAGTTGGTACATCATACTCAAATATTCCTATTGATGAAGCATTCGTTCCTGCACTAGCTACTGCTGTTGTACCGAAATATCCTGAACCAAAGTTAGCAGATAATCCTGCATTTGCACTATATAAAGAATATGCTGGTATATAAAATTTATCTGCTGTNATAGCATATGGAGCACCAGTTCCTGAAGCTCCTGAAGTAGGGTCTCCACTATTCGCCCAAGTTCCATTACGACCAAAATAAATAAAATTATTCGTCATATCAAATGCTATCATTACAATATCATTTTGTGAATAAGTAACATCACCTGCCCATGAAACTTCTGAACCACTATTTCCTCTATGACCTGATGAATTTGTTCCATATCCTCTAGTTGCAGCAACAAATTTAGCGGCTGTTTCACTCATTTGACTAGCATCTACAATACCTACCCACCAGTTACTATCAGAACCTACCCATTTTGTTTCAAAATAATATTTTCCTGTATTATCTCCTAAAGTTGAATAAGCACTTCTCCAAGTATTACCTGAATTATAAATGGTATTATTACCATTAGTATAAATAATGTTTCCCCCACTTGATTGGTAATTTAAAGGATTTCCTGTGCAAAAATTATTATCTGGGTTATCTTTTGTATTTGTTAAATTCCCTGTAACAGCAAAGTCATTACTATTACCTGAACTGTCTGTTCCTGAAGCACCTGATGCAAATTTTAAAAAGAATCCGTTGTTTCCATAAGTAACTGAAGGAGAAGATTTTGCCACCCAAATTCCTGATGTGCTATCTGTTTCTCCAAAGTCTGAAGCTGCATAGGCTTGTCCATCACAGAAATGAACATGAGCCATTTCACCCTCAAAATAAGACGCACTATTTCTTGCTCCAAATGTTAAAACTCTACCACTCACATTAAGAACACTTGCGGCACTAGAACTAGGATTTGTATCTGTAGCAAAAGAAGTTTCTTCTACTCCATTAACATAAATTCTTTGTCTATCTCCTGCTGTTACATTGGCACTATCGTAAACATAAACGATATGATACCAAGCTGCAGGGTCTCTAAATTTTCTATTTGTTTTTAATTGTGTTGTAGTTGAGCTACTAATATAGTCATAAATGTCAAGTTGGTCATCATTAAATCTCATACACCAATGATTATTACCATCTACCCAAACTGAAGCTAAATAATTTGAATCACCAGCAAAAGTATTACTTCTTTTTGCCCACATACTTAAAGTATATTTAATAGCGTTTGTAGGTGT